AACCTCAAATTCGCACGCTTTCACATATTCTTCCGTAAGTGGCATTGATAAACAGAACGGTTCGCATTTGCTCAAGTTATCAGTCGGAATGACCTCATAATGCCAGCCGATTACCTCATCAATACTCTCAAAAGTTTCGGCATCGATCACTGCGAACTTTCCAAACACTACCTTTGCAAGTTCTTTCGGATTGCCGTGGCACATCAGAATATCATTCTTAAAAATCAGCTTTCCGTTCTTATCTTGAAAGCCTGTACATAGGCAGATTGTGGATGGGTCAACTTCATAGTTCTTTATCAAATTCTGTGGTACATAATTCTGGATAATGTAAACTCCATCATCTGTTTGAATTAAATTTCCGAATATCCATTCGCCGTTATCAATCCGCTTTCCACGGAATAAATATCTATTCTCCATGTTCCCCCTCCATTTCTTTCAGCTTGGCTTCTGCTTCCTCTCTGGTAAGAAATACTGACTTTCCAATTTCATCAAAAGATATCCAGTCGCAAAGAGTAACCGATTCGATATACATTTCTTTGTCAGCAACAGTCATTTCTCTGCATACTGCGACCTCTACTCCATCATCGGTTATGCGGTAAATATTACTTCCCACCTTGCATGGCAGCCGCAGAAGTAATCCCTGCTCTTCGGCTTGCTCTCTATTTGCAAGTCTTTCCGCAATCTCTTCCAGGGCTTTGTATCTTCCATCTTTCGCAAGCTGGGTAATGGTAATTCCCTCATCATCCGGTAAATCTGCTGGATGAAATAAAACTTCTCCATTCTCTGCCACATATGTTAATCTCTCCATGTTATCCTCACTTTCCCTGTACGGCTCCGGCAGTGGCATCCAAGCAATTACATCCTCAATCCAATCGTGTCCGCTATCCAATTCATACCCATCATTCATGATGCAGGTATCAACCCACACATGCCTTCCGTCGGTCACAATGATTTCCTGCTCATCATCAGGAAGCTCACAGTCAATCATATACTTAATGTCTGCGGAGAATAAGCACTCTTTCCGCTCTTCCTCTGTCAATTCATGATATTTAACCGGAATCCACCTTTGTTCCGTGACCGTTTTTCTTGTTGCTTCTGTCCTCATACATTCAATCATTCTACCTGCTCCTTTCCCTTTTCGACTTCCTCTGAATGCACGTCAGAGCGTGTTTACATTCCTTGGTACATCTCTTATTTTCTTCGTATGGACATTTCTTCATAAAATCCTCCTATGCAAACCGGAGCTGTCCGGTCTGCTCCTGCTCTATCCGTTACTCCTCTTTGCTCCATCCATTTCCGAGATTGGCGGTCCATCGCTGATAGTCGTAATCAATATCTTCGTCTGGTGTATCATTTTGATATTCAAATTCTTCTGTTTCTTCGCCTGCTACGAATCTTACGATCATATCTATACCCCCACATCATAAATTCTGCCCGTTTCTTTATAATATTCTGTACATTCTTTTGCATATTCAACAGCATCTTTGTGATCACACTGCATTTTGCATGTATCATTATCCGGGCATTCAAGACAACAATATCTATTTTCTTTTTCCTGACATTCTGCTTTACAAGCCATATCTGTTCATTCCTTTCTAAAAATCAAATTCCGTAGATACTACTTTTGGCATATATCCATTCGCCAATTCAATTTTTCTAATCGCATTTCTCATGCTGATCTCTTTATCTTCCCAAGCGTATGCGTATCCATCCGGAGCAAATGCACTTTTGCACTTCCCATTACACCTGTCGATCACAGTCTGATAACTCATAAAATTTTGTTTAGCAGCCTCCCTTGCTGATGAATATACCTCTACGATCTCACCGGTTTCATCTATTTTCACTACCGGTTGCCTCCTAGAGTTCTTTCCGGTTTTCTTTCCAAGCTCTCTTCTACTTATGTACTCAATATTTTGAATATAGTTGTCTGATTGGCACCCATTTTTGTGGTGCGGCACATATCCGGGTGGTGGCAATCCGAGAAATGCTCTTGCTACAAGCTGCATCAAAATCTCTTCTTTTGGTTTTCCGTCTTTTGTAAGCTTCACAACCAGCCGTTGACTTCCACTCATTTTCTTATGATACGGTGTCATCTGCCTTGTTTTCCCTGATTTATAAATTCTGCGTACAACTCCATTCATGTCAACTTGATACTTTCCGTCGTAACCAGGTATATCTCTCCACGATTCTTTCATGGCATTACCTCCTACGCAAACCGGAGCTGTCCGGTCTGTTCTGCCTCTATTTTTATGTTTCCAGTTCTCTTACACCTGCACAATTCCGGCAGATTCGCCTTGACCAATGCTGCCGGTATCGGCGGACACACCGCATTTCCGCATCTTCTGACCTGCTCTGTCCTCGGGTATGCCTTTCCCGTATAATCATGGTCTATTATGTAGTCATCCGGGAAACCTTGGCATCCATACAGTTCCTTTGGTTCCAACATCCTTAAGCCGATATCTACGATCTGATAATCCACGCCCTCAATAGTGACCAAGCCAAATCTGTCCTTGGTCGTGACCGTATCAAGTGGTTTCTCTATATCCTGCCCTGTAGCATCTCCATAATATTTAATCAGAAACGCTCTAACCTCGCCAAAGTGTCCGGCTGATGTCGTGATTGTATGTAGCGGTTCCCTTTCGTCCTGTCCAATACCCGATTTATAAAACTTGCTTAAAAATGATGTGACCAGTCCGTACCTGTTGGAGCCGTCCACGGTCATGATCGGATCTTTTATTGTCTGCCCCCGGACTTCATTCTCAGATGTTTCAGAATGGTACTGGATCAGTGTAGGACTGATAAGACACTGTTGGTTGCCAGTTGTGATCGTATGTATTGGATCTTTACAACTTCCACCCGGATGATTCGTTGTGTTAGTTCCCATATACGGAACCAATGCCGCTTCCACAAGCCGGTTATGATCTACGGTTGTAATGGTATCTATTGGTTCATCCGCCTTACTGCCGCTGCCCTGATAATTTCCGCCGTAGGCTTTATCGATAACCGGTGCGAGCATCGGCTCTACGATTCCGAAACCGTGTTTTCCGGTAATGGTCCCCAGCGGCTTGCTCAAACTCTTGCAGTAATCTGACTTTGCTCCACTGTGGTTGACCTGTACGATAAATGGCTCTTCATTATCAATAACGAATTTCTTAAGTCCTTTCGCAATTCTTTCCATCGTCTTAGGTGCCAGTGGACGTACTGCCCGGATTCCGTATTTTTCCTTGATTTCTTCCGATGTGTCAAAGATGCTCGGGCACGGTCTGCTGAAATCAATCTGTGTGTATGCTCCAACGTAAGGCTTTAACAGTCCGGCTTTCACTTTCTCGCTGTCTACCGGTCCGTGTGTCGGTTCCGGCCAGATGATCGGCTTGCCGTCACACCGTGCAATCATAAAAAATCTCTTCCGCATGGTTGGTGCCCCATAGTCAGCCGCCACCAGTTCCCGGAACTGTACCTCATACCCTAAATCCGTAAGCTGCTGCACAAATTTTTCAAAAGTCTTGCCTTGTTTACCCTTAATTGGATGATGCCCTCTGTTCAACGGTCCCCATGTCTTAAATTCTTCTACGTTTTCCAACATGATTACTCTCGGTCTGACGAGCCCCGCCCATCGGCAGGCTACCCAGGCAAGACCACGAATGTTTTTATCTTTCGGCTTTCCACCTTTCGCCTTTGAAAAGTGTTTGCAGTCTGGACTAAACCACGCAATCGCCACAGGTCGCCCTTTACACACCTCTATAGGGTCTACATCCCACACATTTTCACAGTAATGCTTTGTGCTCGGATGGTTTGTTTTGTGCATTCGTATTGCCTCCGGATCGTGATTGATTGCTATATCAACACTGATCCCGGTTGCCATTTCCATTCCGGTAGATGCTCCGCCTCCTCCGGCGAAGTTGTCCACCATTAACTCTCCGTTTATCATGGCATCACCTCCGGCATAAAATCAGATAATTGCATTTGTGCCATTTCTGCATCTAATCTCTTTTTGGACAAATCATAATAATGCTTGTCCAGTTCAAAGCCAACATATGGATGGTTGGTTCTGTAGCAGGCTATCAAGCTGCTGGCACTACCTACATGTGTGTCCAGGATAATGTCTCCGGGCTTTGCATAGCGGTTTAGGAGCCATTCATATAGTGCCACTGGTTTTTGTGTAGGATGAATACGATATTCTTTGTGTTTCATATTTTGCTGAAGCATTCCGTTCCACCTATATTTAATCTTCCTTACTGCAGTACTGAACGAAGTCCATGCAAGTTCACAATCAGCAAAATCATTATTTCCATTATCTTTATCCCAGACAATCCAACAACTACTATCAAACGGCATTTTGCTTATAAAATGATTTGCCCCCCAAATAATCTGATTTTTTGACACTCTAAACAGTTCATCAAAATATTTTTCGTTTGGTGGTTTTATATCCATTCCGCTAAAACTCTTGTAATCTTTTGCTTTTGCTAGGTTACCTCTTGTATGGTTTTTATCCCCATTTTCTCCAATCCCATACGGTGGATCCACAATCGCAAGGTCAAAGTAACCATCCGGGAAATCTTTCATCCCATCCATGCAATTCATGTTGTAATATCCGAAATCCATTACGGCATCACCTCCGGAAAGTCCCAATCTCTCTTATATCCTCTCAACGATACATGCCATCCTGTATTCTTTTTTACTTCTGGAAAATCATCTGATGGCTGTCTATCTGTAAATTCGATATGGAAAAAATCATATCCGCAATGTTTATTCACTATACACGGATAGTCTTTGCCCTTATAGTGGAATACCAGACTCTTACCGACTGCCGGCTTTGTATGACAGATTCCATTGAGTATCTTTTCATCAAAAACATCAAAAAGGCTTACTTGACCTTCACACTCATAATTAAATTTATCTAAATCACTCATTTTTCCGTGTTCCGGCTCCTTTCCACTAATCTATAAAAACTCTTCCAGCTCTAGCTGGTATCCGTTTTTCTGTCCATGAACTTCGATGTTCAACTTATCAAGCTCTAGCTCTTTCATGCCATCATCGACATTTACACTCAATTCCTTTGCACTGTCATAAAAAATGGAGAACCCTCTACATGCTTTGCTCAAGTTCCAGGAGGACACTTCTCTGTCAAGAACCGGCTGATACTTTTTAGGGATTTTATTTAATTTCAGCGTATAATAATCTCTCATCGACTCCATATCGTGAGTGTTAATCTCCGTATTATCTACCGTGACATACTTTTTAACGTCCTCCGGATCATCGTCGATCTGCTTGCATTTAAACAGATCCGGATCTGAATTATAATACTCTGCGCCGCAACCGAATCTGTATATGTGCTTCAGCTTTCCGTTTTCCCGGATATCAATGTTAATGTCAATAATCATCGGATTCCCTGCAGCTAACTCTCTAATCGTCATCCTCCGCACTCCTTCCTCTGCTCTCCTACTTCTCTTCCTTTCTTGCATTTTTGCTTTTAAAATCCTATAATGTAGTAAACAATTATTTTACCAACATCTATATTACTTACAATGTTTTTATCCTGTTGCTCTGTCATGTGGTCGTACAACCTAAACGATGACCTTAGTTTTAGATTCATTTTTTCAGGAGGTACACTTATGACAATATTTTCAGAATTACAAAAAGTTTCGGCGGGTGCAGGTGGTTGTGGGTTTGCACAGAACCACTGATTCAGGAGCAAAGGTGTAAGTAGTATTTTGGACACCGAGGGGTTCAAATCCCCTCAAACCCGTTAATTTCTTCATAGTCCACAATCTCTCTCAATATCCCGTTTCGGGCAGCTCATCGGACTGGACTTGCAGCCACTATTGATTCTGACCCATATCTTGGTGCAGATATAAATGCTCGGCTTTTTGTACTGGTCCGTGACCAGATGTCGGTACTCGCACTCTGCGCACTTCGGTATATCAATCCTGTTATTCCTGCATCCCTGTGTAACCTTGCTGGACAATTTACGGCTGCGTACAAAATATGCGACCGTTGTAGGCTCAACATAGATCTGCTCCTCTTCTGCCATGTGGTCAGAAATGTCGGCGAAGGTACAGCCTGCATCCAGCAGCTCTTCTACCCTGTCACGGTAGCTATCAAGCATACATCCTCGCTTTCGTCCACTCATCTAACCACTTCCCTTCCGCAAGAGGTTCTTTTCCAAGGCATCATAGTCATAATTGCGCTGTTCAAAATTGCAAAACCTATTTCCGTTGGTATTATTGGGTTTGGCGGCCATATCCTTCCGCGCCCAGTTTCGCATTGCAGCTTTCCAGTCTTTCATCTTGTTTTTCCCTACCATCCACCCGTTAGAGGTGTAGTAATTCATAAACCTCTCAACATCAACATCCGTGTAACCTTTTTCCTGACAATAGTCCATCACATCCTGTTTTGTGGGCGGCGTGAAACGCACCACACTATTATCATTATCTTTTACCTTTACCTTTTCCTTTTCCTTTACATTATCCTTTTCCTTAGGTTCTGCTTTGGTTTTATCTTGGTTTTGGTTTGGTTCTTCTTTGGTTATTTCTTGGTTATCGTTTGCTTTTGGTTTGGTTTCATCTTGGTTATCGTTTGGTTTGTCTTTGGTTACAGGTCTGCCACCTTTGGTTCCGTTTTGGTATCTCTTGTTATTAGCATCTATCTGTGGCTTCGCCATTAAAAAGATCGCCGTATGCACTCCATGTTCCTCTGGAATCACACCATCCAACCCATAATTAATAACTGCCCACAGTGCCTTTAACTGCTCCTCCTTTGGAAGAGCCTTGATCGCTTCTGCAAAGCTGCGGTAAAAAACAACACTTTCTCTCATTTCCCACCGCCTATCACATCAGAGATGCTTATTTGATTACGCTCCAGTTCATTGTTTTGGCATTTTAAGTATTTATCTATTTCAGATACCTTTTTACGATTCGTAAGGGTTCTGTGGTTTTCCTGTGCCCGGTAAAGTCTTACCAAATGCATCTCATCATATGCCGGCTGAAAGTATCCTTTTCCGTCCTGCATATTCAAAATG